GTCAATACCTGTCCAGCGGTGTAAGTCGTTAGTGGCATGTTTCTATCCTAGGACATTGTCTTCGTCAAGTGTGCCATATACCAGATCGTCCAAGATGAGCTCAAAGACAATCGTGGTAGGTGAAGTAAAGTAGGTGACTGCGTGCCCAGCTGACAAAGTAAGTCGGTGCTCAAGTCCTTCAATGGTTAGATCTTGTGCAAATTGGCTCGGGCCTGCTGAAGTCGTGATTGACTTTTGGATGTTTATCAGGTCGCCTACATCAAGTAGGGCAAGAGTGTCTTGATCTAGTGCAGCTGTGCCGGGGAACTCTGTTCCTAAAAAATTAAAGCGTGCTTCGGGATCTGGGCTTATTAGGTATTCGGCAAGGGTTAAAGCGGCGGCGTCATTGTGCAAAAGCGAATCTGTAATAGATCGAGTCTGCACAAGATAGGCGGCTTGACTTACTAGGTCTTCTGCAACCTGTGGAGATGCTGCTCCAGCGTGTTGAATAGACGCGCGGTTAACGACCGTGTCTGCTTGAAAGGAGATGTCAATAGCGCTGTAGCCGATGTTTGTTCCGTTGTCGTGGAACTCGGCGACAGGTATTCCCAGCGTCGTCCCGATGCGCGACTGAAAGACGATTGTGCCTTCACGATTAACAAAAATTCTGCCCTGCTCGGCTTCGTTAATTTTGTTTGCGTATCCAGCAACCGAGGTTCCGTTGGCGACTGTGTATGCAGCTGATCCGCCTAGTGTGGCGACGCCTGTGGCAATGTCTCGAGTGCCTTTGTAGTCCACTTCTGGCAGGTCTAGCAAGGCGTCAAAGCGTGCGCTTGATAGTTGTTCGGTGACATTGAACTCTGCAAGAAAGGTCTGTCCGAGCTGGTAGGAGAAGTCCGCGCAATTTACGGTAACTGTGTCAAGTCCGCCAAGTGTAAAGGTGTAGTCGTAGTTTACGATGTAGCCCACCCACAAAAGTTCTTTGACATTTAGTGAGCTGTATCGGGAGAAGCGGACTTCGCGCAATGGTGCAAGCCCCGGCTGATTATTGTTTGGGTCGTAGTAAGGCGAGGTCGTATCAAAAGGGTTAAACACTCCGTCGGCAAAAGTGTCGTTAAGAGTAAAGCTCATTGTGCCATAAGCAAATTGGTCGCCTGTGTTAGCGCGTCCGCGTTTTGCCGTTAATGCGATCGTGCCTTCCATGACAGTCGCAAACTGCGATGTACCGTCAAGCACATATTCGGTGTTGTCTAGTTCGCCTTTGAGTGTGTCGTCAAGTGTGAAAGCGTCCCACAAGTATCCAGTATCAATCTCGAGGTCGTAGTTACCTGATCCAATTACTGCTACGCCTGCCATTAGGCGACCGCTATGTTTGCAGGGCCGTTCTGCCTATTGAATGCTCTGATCGCGTTTACGACAGCTGTGCCGATCTCGGCGCTTGAGCCGAGACCGCCTGTGATGTTGATCGTATAGTTTCCGCCCATGCCAGAATTGCGTCCAGTAAGTGGGATGACCGCTTCAGGGCCGCGCTCGCCGATCATTGCAAGCGTGGGCCCTGTCACGATTCCCCCGTCCGCCAGATAAGGAATGTCTGGGACGGAGAAGCCTTTGCCACCGATTACAGGAACCCACGAAGGGATCTCAAAGGAGAGCTTGCCTACTGTGTTGTTCCATAGTTTTGCGATGCCATTAAAGAGTGACTTGTAGATGTTGAAGATTGCTGTGAAGTAGGTAGTAAGTCCGTTAAAGACTGCTTTACCGCCGGCAAGCATGGCGTCAAAGACTGTGTCTACGATCTTTCGGACGGTCTCAAACTTGAAGTAGAGCGCGGTCAAAATTGCAATAAACGCGACGATCGCCAAGATGACAAGTGTGACAGGGTTGGCAAATAGAAGCGCGTTGAACACTGCGACAACGCCGTTTACGATCATTTGTGCGGCGGCATAAACTTTCATAGCGGCATTAAGAGCCAAGATCGTCATTGCGATTCCGCCGATCGCGCCTGCAACAATGAGGAAGACTTTTGTGTTTTCTTGTGCCCACGCGCCGAAGGCAATCAGGTACGGTAGAAGCGCTTCGACTACTGGGATCAGTGCTGCACCGATCGACTCTTTGGTCTCTGCCAACGCAATTCCTAGACGCTTCATTCCACCTTCGGCAGTGGCGGCAGCTGCGGCAGAAGCCCCACCAAAAGATCCGCCAAGCACATTCATTACATCTTCCAAAGATGCACCGTCTTTAATCATCGCTTTAATCTCTGGACTAAGCGCTGCAAGTCCTTTCATGTTTCCGCCGTAAGCCTTGGCAAGCGCGTCGGAGACGGTTGCAAGGTCTTTGCCTGATCCTGCGGAGATGTCTTGTGCAAGTGCTAGCGCTTTGTTTGCTTCCTCAATGTCTTTAGTTCCGCGTACAAGTGACGCCAGTGCCGGGCGAAGTTCAGAGTCCGCTACGCCTGACGCGAGACTCATCTTTGTAATCATGTCTTCTTGTGCTGCGATCTGTGCGTCGGTCGCGCCAGTGACATTCTGTAGCGCGAGCGCAAGCTGTACCTGCTCGGCTTGATCTTCCATTGCCGCCTTGGTAGCCCCTACAAGAGCAACTCCTAATCCTGCGACTGCGGCTGCGGCTGGAAGCGCGGCTTTCTTGATAGCAAATTGTGCCTTCTTGGACGCGCCTTCAAGGGACTGAAATTCCTTAATTGCGCGCTGGGTTCCCTTCGCGTCAAATTCTGAAATTATTGGGATGTTTACTGATGCCATTACTCGACTACATTCCGATCAACTTTGTCCATGACAGTCTCAACTATTCGCCGCATCTCTGACTCGACGGTGCCTTGATTCTTCTCCATTGCTTTCCACATTACTCTTGATCGCATGCCGTAGCGCGCCGAGAGTGCGCTGCCGAGTCTGCCGTTGGCTGCCATGTCAAAGAGTGTTCCAGTAGAGCCCGAATAGATGATGTTGAAGACGCCGACATTGCGGATCTGTCCACGAAACTCCGAGACTTTTTTAGTGTTGATTTTGGCGGAGATCTTTTGCTTGCGTCCAGCGTCCCAAGGAAGCATCTTGAAGCCTGACGGCGTAGTCCATTTGCGACCCATGCCAGACAGTGGCACCGTGTTAGGGATTAGGGCGAGCGCGTCATTTATGACAGGTTTTGCGACATTGCGGAAGTCTTTTGCGATTTGGTTACGAAGCCCGGGTTCTACAGAGTTGAGCTTCTTGATTGCGTCTTTAAGACCGTAGACCTCGATCTTGGTGTTGAGTCCGTCAGCCATGTCACCTCTTTTTGTTTTGTTTTTCTAGCACTGCGACAATGGTAGTTAGGTCTCGCGTGTCGAAGGTGTCAGCGTAGAAAGTGGGAGCCCACCCTGTCGCGACTACAAGTTCGGCGAGTTGTCGCCTGTAGCCGCGTCCGTAGGGTTTACATCTGTTGAGTCCTCTACGCCGATCTCGACATCTGGGTTCGCTTTAAGCCATTCGCGCCAAGTAGCAGGAAGTGTCTCACCTTTGACGCCGAGCATGATGTATGCCCAGCAAGCCATATCTGATGCACCGATACCTCGACCGTCGGAGACTCGACGATTCTCTAGGCGTTCCCATTCAGCGATCGCAAAAAGGTTCGTGATTAGTGTTTCTTTTTTGTCTCCGCGTGTAAGCGTGAGTTTGATCTTCATTGTTTCCTTTCGTCGGGCCAAGGAAGGCCGTTATTTACGGAGTGACATCCACGCTGAAGACGCCGCCCATCGTAGTTATATCGATGGACTGGAGCTCTCCAAGCGATGCCGAGATCACTGGCAAAGACTCAAGATAAGTATTTGTCAGAGTGAACGCGGGGTTCGTTGCCGAGTCCGCTGCGGAAGTTGGTTTCACGGTGACATTGAATTTTGTTCCAACGAGTGGTGCAAGTGTGGCATAGGTGGCACTAGCGGCGTATGAAAGAAAGAGTGTGACGGTCAATTCATTATCTTCAAGACCCGCTGTAAAAGTGTTGGAAGTGTTTCCGAACACCGTGTCGTTTAGCGCGGTGACAGTTTTTGTGAAGACTGCCGAGGTGCACCAACCCGTCAGATCGACTGCGCCAAATTTGACTTCTGGGTTTGAGAGGATTGTGGAAGTGGCCATGATGAGTTACTCCTTGGAAGTGTTGGTTTTAGTTTGGCACATAATGAGAGTCAGAGTGTGGATTAGGCGGTCTGCACTACCGTTGTCACCGAGAGCTCATAAGCGGGAAGCGTTGAGCCTCCGATGTCTAGGTTCGTGGGGCGTCCAGATACGACGCCGATATTGAGTGCGTAGATCTGGGCGAGGATGTTGAGCAGGCTCTTTTGGGCGTCTAAGTTGCCCGGGCCGAGCGTGATGATCTGAAGAGTGAAGTTTAGTTTTGCGACATTGTAGTTGTAGCCATCTATTGAGTCGATGTTTACAAAGACGGAAGGTGGCGTGATATTGCGCGGATCGTTATTGACCTGTAGCCCTACGACCGTAGAAAGTTTTGCGACTAGATCATCAAAGCCTTCATTGAAAAGATCGGTGTAGACCGGAACGGGCATTAGGCGACCTGCGGACGATCAATCCCTAGGAGCTGGCGGATCATTCCGTTTAATCCCATGACTGGAGTGGTGCCCATGTTTTGGAATGAAGCAAACTGATCCATAGATCCGCGCTGGCGGTAAAGCGCGCCGCCGTACATTTGCGTCCCAAGCAAGACATCTTGTGACGGAACTACGGTCAAGGAATCGACATAGCCCGCCTCCATTCTGCGCCTCCACGCAAACTGCGAGCATGCCGAAGCGCAGATCGTTAGGAAGGCTGCGTCGCCAGCCGTAGCGGTGCCAATGCCGATCCAGTCCTCAAGCATTTGACTAGTAACCCATGTGCAGACTTGAGTAATCGTAAGAGTCCCAGACGATGCAACGCGCGCGACATCATCGGCGGTCTTTGCATAAAGCACTTGATTAGGAATACTTATTGCAGGATCAAATAGAAGATCGCCTTCGTCGTCCGTACCTAAGAAGTAATACTGGGGTAGCGCGTAGACAATGTAGGTTCCGTTAAAAGTGGCATCAACTCCAGTAATGACAACGCTTGCACCGACTTCAATCTCGGCTTCTGTAAGAAGTTGTAAGACCGCGTAGTTATCGGTGAGCTGTTTATGTGTGACCGTGTAGGCAGCCATAATTTAGGCTTACCTTTCCTGTCTCGGGCTTACGCCTGAGGGATCAGCATGAATTGGTTAGCATCAATCATTTTCGGCGCAAAGTAACCTCTAAAAGCAACATCGCGAGAAAGTGTGGAGGCTCCTGCGCCGATGTCGGCAACAATTGCACCCTTTTGCTGCTCATAACAACGAAAAGCTCCAGTCGCAGCTGCGCCGACAATCGTTGTTTTCGCCGCAAAATTTGTAT